AAAACCAACTTCAACAATTCCTCGATCCACAAGATTTATACCAATACACATTTACTCAGCAGAAATGAATGTAGAAGCTGGAGTAACCACATACCAATTACAAGCAGCTCCGGCTCACTACACTCCATTGATGGACATTCATGCCTATACCGCAGAAAATGTTAGAATACAAGGAACCACTGTGGGCACACTTATTAATAACTTTTTTGAACAGTACACAAGAGTTCTTGCTAGACTTCAAAAAGACAAGCAAGTCACTGTGCCTGATGAGTTTGAATTGTTGTCTCCTGAGAGCGACGACATCTTGACAGCAGTGCTGGGATCAAGTCCTTATTCAGATCCAAAAAATCAAAGCAACACAACGAATCTTGGTCAACCGCCATCACTGTCTGCCACTGTGTTGGTAAAAAAAGGACAAAACATAGTTGACTGGATCAACAAAGTGATCATAGAAAGTGAATATTACAGGAATAAGTTTGATGATGACAACAATCTGGTTGATGTGGATGGAGATGGATTCACCACTGCTGTGAGAATTTTCACCAAAGTTGAAATACTGGCCAACGACAATGGTTCTGGGCGGTCAGCGTTCAAGATAAAATATATTTTAAGAACACAGCGAGTCAGCAAACAGCATTTTAATTATAAAACAAACGATGACCTAGTGTCAAACGTCAAACCTTCGCGGACATATGATTATTTGTACACAGGTCAAAACAAAGATGTATTGAATTTTGATATCACTTATAAATTTGCTTTTTATCAGCCAGTGCCTTATTTTACTCCTCTGGGCAACACTACTGCTAACAATTCATTAACTGGTGAAACTCAAAAAGAATCCAACACCAGATCAGCCAACCAATCCAATGCTGACGGCAGTTTTTCTGCTACGCCAGTCAATGTTCAAAACGCTGAGTATGATACTCTGATCCCAGGCAATAATACCAAAGGCCTAGCAATGGCCAATCTATTTGATCGAATAATCAAGGATCCTACTGCTGACCTATTGGTGGCCAACATGGAAATTCTTGGAGATCCTTATTGGATTGAACAAAAATCAGTACTGTCCAACACAATGATTGGAAGGTCTGAAGGTGGTTCTAATACTGATATCAATGATGCTGTGTTGCCGGATGACACAGAAATATTCATAAGATTGAATTTTAAAACACCCACAGATGTCAATGACGAAAAGGGATTGTTCAACATACAAGATGCTGCATTTTTTAAAGGAATTTATAAGGTGTTTTTGTGTGAGTCTCGATTTGAAGGAGGCATGTTTACTCAAAATTTACAAATGGTTAGGATGAGGCATCAGTGGTCTGATGTGCCAAAGAGGGGAACAGGTCAATTTGGTCCAGCAAATAGATATCAAAACATCAAAGAAGAGTTACATGATTTACCATCGCCTAACATTATTATTGAAACTGGTAATGAAGACACATCCAACGTGGATAAAAAAGAAAAAAAATCAATCCATCAAAACAAACATCCTCTGTTCAAAAAACAAAATCCATCTAGAGAAGATACTACAGAGTATGAACCAAGTGATGTTACAAAAAATCTCACAAGAACACAAAACTTTAAGAGTAGGCTTTATGAAGACATGAGCAATGGAACCCTACAAGTGAAACCAGGCGGATTTGGATTATAATGTCAGTAATACGTAGATCAAAACAATCGCCAAATGATTTAAACATCATTGAAAAAATCAAACAGTCTCCCGGACCATATGTGGGTTTTGTAAAAAATTCTGCTGATGTGTTGAGAATGGGCAGACTGGATGTGTGGATTCCTGATCTCCATGGTCCTTTTGATACATCAGCACTTTCTTTGAGTGCTCAAACAGTGAATGTAAGATACTGTTCGCCTTTTGCTGGCATTACTCCGCTCAGTGAAACCACTGCTGACAACAAATTTTCTAACTCTCAAAAATCATACGGATTTTGGATGACACCACCTGACATAGACACTCAGGTTTTGGTGATATTTGCCAACGGCAATCTCAACGAAGGTTTTTACATAGGTTGTATATCAGAACCCTACATGAATTACATGATTCCAGGCAAAGCATCTTCTGAAAATTTTCAAACCGAAGACAGCAAATACAAAAGTTTAGAATCTGCTTCAGTCACAGAAGCCAACAGAAGAGCCAACACAAAAACATTAATCAACAACACAACATACACTCAAGACAACACATTCAAAGATAGACCACTACACACTCCGGAAACTGACACTCTGATCAAACAGGGACTACAAAGCGATTCAGTGAGAGGAACCACAACATCATCTGCTCGAAGAGAAACTCCTTCACAGGTGTTTGGTATATCCACACCCGGACCAATTGATTTTGATGGTCAACAGACCAATCCTCGTGAATCAATCAATCGACACGGAATAATATATGACCCTAGTGGAAAATCTCCATCTAAGGTTGCTCATTCAAGACTGGGTGGTCACACATTTGTGATGGATGATGGCACACCAGCAAAAAGACACGGCTCCAAAGAAGTTGAACCAATCACAAACGAACTCATAAGATTACGAACCAGAAGCGGTGCTCAATTGCTACTTCACAACACAGAAGGACTGGTGTACATCACAAACACAGATGGCACTGCTTGGATTGAATTCACCAAAGACGGCAAGATTGATATCTATGCCAAAGACAGTGTGTCTGTGAGAACAGAAGCAGATTTTAATTTTGTTGCAGATAGAGATGTAAACATCGAAGCAGGAAGAAACATTAACCTCACTGCTCTAGGTACAAACAACGATGAAGCAGGATTAGTGAACAGTTTTCCAAATGCTGACACAGGTAGGATATCTGTGCAAGGCAAGAACATTGATATTTTTGCCCTGGTAAACCTTGATCAAAAAGCAAACAGTGATTTTAGATTGTATGCAAATAATGGATTGATAGAGGTTGGCACAGATATTAAAACTTATGCTGGCAATGACTTTTTGGTCAACACCGGCAATGAGATACATTTGAACACTTCTGGCAAAGTAAGTTCGGGTCATGTTGGATCTAACATTATTGAAGAAAAAACCTATTTCACAAACAAAGGTGCACACAGAGATCTTTCAACAACCAAAAGAGTGCCAACATCTGAACCATATGCTGAGCACGAAAACAAAAGACGCGACAGGACCACAGCACAAAAAACTGATGTCGAGACTTATTTAGATGAAAGAGAGATCACATAATGCCCAAAGTTGCAAGAGTAGACGATTCAGTAACTGTGCATCCTTGTGGTGGATCAAATGCAGTAGCCACAGGATCTCCTTCAGTGTATGCAGAAGGCAAAAAGATCACAAGAAATGATGGTGAAGATTCAAACACAGCACATTTGTTTGATGCTCCACCGAGTTGTGTGCCACACACTACAACTTTAAGTGAAGGATCGCCTAATGTATTTGTAAATGGTAAAAAAATGGGCAGACACGGCGATGCTTACAGTTGTGGAGTAACAATAAGTTCAGGAGCAGACACTGTGTTTGCTAATGGATACAACGATTAAATATAAAAAATGGCAGTAGTTACATATAAATCATCCACAGGAACCAAAACAGTCACAGAGTCCAATGCTCAGGTGTTCAAAGGATTTTCTACACAGCAAGGTGAATTCAAATCAGCAAAACTGTATGACATTGAATTGGTCAAACAAGATCTTTTCAACCATTTCAACATTCGAAAGGGTGAAAAACTTGAAAATCCAGATTTTGGCACCAACATTTGGCAGTATATTTTTGATCCGTTGGACATCGACACAAAAAATGCAATCATCAGAGACATAGAATCTGTGGTAAACTATGATCCAAGAGTGGCTTTGGATCAAATCGAAGTCAACGAATACGAGCATGGCGTACAGGTTGATGTGTTGTTGATCTACATTGGATACGGCATCAAAGAACGTTTAAACCTACTGTTTGATCAAAACCAAGGACTTATGGTTGGAGGTTCTACAGTTTCTGCCACAACCTAGCACAATAATTAAGTACATACTTTTTGTGCGCAATAAATATTCATAATGGCTGTAGACAATCGACAAAACACTTTGCTGGCATCCACGGTATGGCAAAAATTATATAGAACATTTAGTCAAACCGACTTCAAATCATACGACTTTGATACCATCAGAAGAACACTGATTGATTATCTTCAATTGAATTATCCTGAATCATTCAATGATTACATTGATTCTTCAGAATTTGTGGCATTGATTGATCTCATTGCTTATGTTGGTCAGTCAATATCATACAGAGTTGACCTAAATGCCAGAGAAAATTTCATTGATCTAGCTGAAAGAAACGAGTCTGTGTTGAGATTGGCAAGACTGATTTCTTATCAACCCAAAAGAAACATAGCATCATCAGGGTTTTTAAAAATAGAATCAATATCAACCACAGAAGAAGTTTTTGATGCCAACGGTCAAAATCTTTCAAACACACCAGTGCTTTGGAACGATCTTGCTAACAACAACTGGCAAGAACAATTTGCGACAATTCTTAATGCCGCCATGCCCAAAGAACAATTTGTTGGCAAACCTCAAGCCAGTGACACCATTGGTGGTATTCCAACTCAATTGTACAGATTCAATTCAACCAATCTAGACACACCAGTGTATCAATTTTCGAGAAATGTCAACGGTGTAAACATGCCTTTTGAAATTGTACCTTGTAGTTTTTTAAATGAAAAGTTTCTGTACGAAGAAGCACCTGTGCCTG